TAACAGTATCTCTTACAATACGAACCTTCGATGGGCTAGTAGGTTCTTTATTAGCAACCCATCCAATATTAAATGAGCTTGTAGTGTAAGATTGTATTTCATAATCGTGGGAGGAACCAGCAGTTGTACCAGTGCCAGCAGTTTTTAAAACATCATCAACATAAACCTTTATATCCTCTTTTTTGAAGGTTTTGATATTGATGCCTGTCTTAGTAGCTGACCCGTCTGCCGTATAGGTTGGTAAAAAGGATGCCATTTATTTAGGTATGTTGAGTATGTTTGCGGTTTGTCTACGTTTTTGTATTTGAGCAAAATCTTTTTTCTGCTGCTCTCTAATAAGTTCTAGTATATCTGATTGTTCTTTTATAGATGCCCATGCTTTTCTACGAGCTTTCTGAAACAATCTATCAATAGCTCTATTATGCCAATAGTCTCTAGCATCATAGTCAGCTCTTCTGCCAGATTTTATATCATTATACATTTCTTGCATAGAGGCTATAGCTTTTGGATTTTTAGCTAACTTATCTAATTCACGCTCTAAGTTTTGTAAACCTATAGCTCGTTGAAACGCAGATCTAATTCTTGGTGCATCGGTAAGATTTGTGCTGTCAGGGGCATAGTATGTAGACAAACGTAAATCATACCCACTGTTAAATAAGAAGTTTCTGCCGGGTGTTTGGTCTAGACTAAGACTCACAGGACTAACTGCATTATATGCTCTAGTTAGAAAGTCCCAATCTTTTAGCGGCTTACCATTTAGTAAGTCATACTTGATAGGTAGTTCACCTTCACCAGCTAGCTGTTCTGATAATAGGTTTCTGTTACGTATTGACTGTACGATACCTGAGTTTATCTCACGCATGTATGGTGTAAATAACTTTCCTAGCTCGTTACGTAAACCAGCAAGAGGTACTTGGTTGTTAACTAGTCCACCTACAATACGTCCAGCCTGTCCGGGTCTACCAGCAAATAGGTCAACAAAGGACTGTATACCAGCTAGATATGACTTACTTGTGATAGCTTGTGCCACTACAAGAGATATCTTACCTAGTTCGTTTTCTGTCCACTCTTCACCCATTAGTTCGCTTGCGTCACCCACATCAGCTATCGTAGACATAATAAGGTTAAATGGTTCAAACTGGTCATAACCTACACGTACAGCTCCAAGCTTTATAGTTCTAGGCTCCCACTTACCATCTATCCACATCTGTCTTTTCTGTCTGTCAACTGGGCCGTTACCGTTTAGATCACCACGCATCCAAGCCTGTGCAGCCATAAATACTACAGCAGAACCCATCGCCAATCGGCCTGTTTGTAAAGCTCTAGCGTTAGCAAGTTCTTCTGGTGTAAAGATACCATACTTAGATACACTACCTAGATCGTTAGGATTTGCAAATGCTATGTCGTTAAACTCTTTGACTAAAAAGTTAAAACCGGGTGTATACTTACCAGTCAGTGCAAGTCCGTTAACACCAGTTCTAGCAAACAAAAAGAATGGTTTGGCTAGAGGTGCAGCAGTAAACACATCATTAAGACCCTTGGCAAAGCCTGTAAGTTCTTGTGTCAGTGTTACTTCTTTACGTGCAAACTGTGTAGCTTCGTCTATGATGTTACCGTTAGCGTCAAAGACTTGTGCGTAAAAGTCATCTTCGTATGCCTTCATTAACTCCTTGTTAATTACTGGCAACTCGATACCATTACCTTGCATGTCTAAAACTCTACGCATAGCTTTCTCACGCATCTTTGCTCGTCCCAAGATATATCCAAAAGCATCGTCAGTCGCTGCCATCAGCTTAGTCGAGTATGTAAACAAGTTACTATTATTAGCTTGTCTAGCTAGGTTAGCTAAACGAAACGCAGCAGTCTCTCCGGGTGTAGCTCTACCGCTGTCTTCTGCCCAACGACGTAATATTTCCCAGTTGTCATCCCCACGTGTGTAGTCACTAAAACGTGTTTTTATCTGTCTTATGTCACCCTTCCAATATGAGTTTAGCTTTGATCTAAACAACGTAAAGGACTCAGGTATAGCTTCTATCATGCCGTTAACAGCTGCAAGACTAGCTCTTAGTGTAGCTGCATCACCACTTAATGGGTATCTAAGTGCAGCACCTATAGCTGTAGACAAAGGGCGTAAGAATGTTGCAGTAGATGTACCCATGATTGCTCGCATTGGTGTTTTAGGGCCAGATAAAACGCTATGTGTCATAACACCTTCTAGCTCACGAATAAGAGCACCTGTTCTACTTACACCGTTAGGATCTAACTTACCACCTTTTATAACTGTTCTAGCCCACTTATCAAAATCATCTAGAGTGTTAACATTCTCCATCATAGAAAATGCTTCAAACAAAGCGTTAAGTAAGTTGTCATCAGGATCGTCTTTTGCTATCTTTAAAATAGACATAATAGACTCTTTTGCATCTTCTGTGCTTTGTTTTAGTACTTCATCTAGAGCCTGCTTCTTAGCTTTACCAGCACCTAATGCTCTGAAAGAGTCAGACTTAACAAACCTTGCTTTCTTTGTTTGATATAACGCAGTCAGCATAGTATCTACAATCTGTTTAGCTGGGCCATCTATATCCTGTAAATCTACTAGATCTGCTATTTCTCTACCAGCTGTGCCTAAGTCTCGTAGTTGCTTAAGTAATGTACCAACAACAAGGTCAGCAACAACCACGTTTTTAGCAGTCCAGTTTTCGATACCATCAATAACATCATTAGTCTCAAATAACTCTTTAAGGTATTCTTGAGGTGACATATCAATAGGGTTTCTACCCTGTGTAATACGTTGATGTGCTTCGATAGCTTCTCTGTATGTAGCAGCTAGTTTCTTTCTGTCGCCTTTTGCAGCTTCTAGTTCTTTTGCAAATTTATTTTCGCTCATCAAACCACGCATAATTCTTTCAACCTGTGCGTCGTCTGTATCGCCTTTTAAGGCTATTCTTTCTCGTTCTACGGGTGTTGTAACAGAACCAGTTGAACCCTCCTCTGAGCCCCACTGAGTACGTGTCTTTGACAACTGCTCACGAGCTTTCTGTGGTTCTACTTCTGTTATGTGTGCACCTTGATGCGGTTGAGATATAGGTGCATTTTTATCTGCTCTAAACTCTACCTCTCCTTCTCTTAGTTGTGCAACACCAGCTTGTACTGTTTGATCTTTTAAGCTTTTGTTTCTAGCTGTAATCTGATCTATAGCTTCTTTACTGCCTTTCTTTAATGTATAGGCAAGTCCGTCAAATACTAGACCTATACCCATACCCTCTACGATGTTTTTGACTTTCATCATAACAGGGTGGTCAGTATCTTTTGTAGATATTGGTGTGTCTACCCAACCATATCTGTCACGCAATGCACCCAAGGCGTTCTGCTCATCTGACTCTTTAGATATAAGGTCAGACACAGCTCCTACAGCTGCACCTCTAACAAGGTTGCCTTTCATTAATGTTAAAAGACCGGCTGGTACAGACACGATGCCTGTAGCTGCTACTCCTTTGGCAGCTAATACTGTACCTACAGCTAGTGAACCGAAGTGTACTAGCCCTCTAAGTTGTTTACCCCACCATGTTTTGGTTTCAATAGGGTTATCGTATGCACCGAAAGGTGTAAAGTCAGGTGTATAGTCACCTGTCAAGTCCCTTTGCCGTTGCATTTCTCCAGAAAACGCATCTATTGTACGCTCTGGAAATGTGGCAATAGAAGATGCTGTATCTTGTAGACCACCAGAAAGTATTGATTGACCTTCTTTTATGAGTGCCTTAGCACCCCATGTATCAGCATTACGAGGGTCGTACTGTATAGCATCAGCCTTAGCTGTTGCCGCTGCCTCTTCTTGTTCAGCAGCTTCTTGCCTCTCTTGCTCTTGTTGGTATTCTTCTGCAAGTCGTTCAGCTTCGTCGCCTAAGTAATCGACGTATTCTTCATCAACTTGGACATCAGAATATCTGTTTGAGTCCGTCATTTTTAGTTATATAGTGTTTTTGGATTAAAGGTTTGTTCTGCCTTTAGCCTTCTAGCTTCTTCTTCAGCCTTCTTCTTAGCTGCTTTTTCGTTACGTAGTTTTTCTGCTTCGGTTATAATAATCTCAGCTACATCAGCTTGCAAGTTTTGAAACTGATTATTCTTCATACCACGTAAATTAGGAAATATCTGTAGTACAGCTTCCTGTTCTTCTAAACTTAAATTAGTTAACCTGTGCCAATCTTTAGCTTCTGTCTGTGCACCGTTTATAGAGTTAGATCTGTTAGCTCTGTTTCTAATAAGTGCTAGTACCATATAACTTTGATTGTCTTCAGTAAACTTAGCATTTCCCATACCGGCAAACGCACCACTTTCAACAGCAGTAATAATTTCTTCAGCTGTAAATCCATATCTGCCAAAGTCTGTATATCCAGCCTTAGCTAAATTATAGACCTGTCCAATACTTCTGTTAGTGAGTCCGCCCATTTTTGCCATTAGTGGGCTAGATGTGTTTGGGTTAAAAAAATAATTATCTGACTCTTCTTGTGACTGAGTAAATGTTTCTGTACCACCAAAAAGCTTGACTCTTTTCATCTGACGTTCTTTAGCAAAACCATTAAGTAGTTTCTCAGCACTTTCTTGATTACCACTTATAAAGTTGTAAGTCTTAGTTGGTGATGACTTGTAGTTTATAGAGTTTATTTCGTCAGCTGTTAGATTGTAGTTTTTCTTGTAATTTAACAAACCAGTCTTTTCATCAAGACCACCAGTTGCAGCAAGCCTTTCCATGCCATACTCTAAACCATTTAAAAGAGTTCCGTCAGCTTGTGTAATCTTAACACCCTTGAGAACTTCGTCAAAGTATGTTGGACGTGGGCCACCAGACATTAGATAACGTTTGAGTTGTTGTAATGCAGACTTTTCATGTACTGAATTGTATTGTTCATTACTAATCAGTGACTGGTCATTTGATAACGCAGTACGATCATTCTGGATGTCTATTGCTTGAGTATTGATCTGAGCTTTATAAAAGTCCTCATACTTACCCTCTAAAAGATTTTTTGTAATGTCTGGTAATAAGTCTTTTATAGCTTCTTGTATTGTTTTACTAGGAACTTGTTTTACAAGCTCTTGAGCTCTATATCTTAAGTCCCCCATAGCTGCTTGTATCTCTAGAGTTTGAGGGTACGGTATTTTTGTTAATGACTCCTTACCTACTTCTGCACCTAAGTCTACTTTCATAGCTCTTTCAAGATCACCTCTTGCACCATCATAAGGTGACTTTTTACCAGCATCTGCATACTCACCAAAGGTAGAACCAGTTACTGTAGCTCTAGTCATAGCATTAAGTAACTTAGGTCTAAAAGCTTGATTTTTAAGTACTTGATTATCTCTTTGTTTAGCCATCAACTCAAAGACTACAGTAGATGGAGGTTCTCCGTCATACTGTTCAAAGACTGTATCAATCTCATCATCAAACGCAATCTCAGCAGCCTTTACATCTGCGTCAGGATCACCGTTAAATACTGTTTCAGCTCTTGTAAGAAGTCTTAGATTAGCTTCTTTACCTTTGAAGTTACTGTTAGCGTATGTAGTCTTACCACCACCGTCTGATCTTTCAAACTGGTATATATCTCTAAGGTACTCTAAATGACGTGGTGTAAGTGTATCTAGACTCTGTACAAAACTTGCACTCCTTTCAAATAGATAATTAAGTGCCTGTATATCTTTATCAAAGTTTTTTTCTTCTTTAATAGTTTTAACAAGTAGATCGATGTCAGGCTGCACACCGCCTGTACCATCAGGATTAGGGTCAGTAAGTGAGCCTAGAACATCTTTGATCTTTTCATCTACTCTTTCATTTCTTCTTTTATCCCAGTTACGTACGACACCCCGTTCCCATTCTAGTAGATTGTTTTCTCTTCTAGCTTTAAGTTCTGGATAGACTTTATCACGAAAGAACTTTCTAAACTGTCTGCTGTTTGGATCTATACCAAAAGCTTCAGCTTGTAAAACAAGTCTAGTTACAAGTAAACTATCTGCATAATCATGCAACTCGATAGCTTGCTGCGAATCAGTAATATCAGTCCATCCGTTCTCTAATAATATTTGTTTACGAGCACCGAAGGTAGGTTTTAATTCTCTAAGTATTTGTTTTTGACTAACATCTTGTGGTGTTTCTTGATCTATGTTAAATAAAAAATCTTTAGCATACTTATCGTATTTAGCTTCTTGAAACAGTTTATTTTTAAACTTGGCGTTTTCATAGTCAAACTTATTCTCCGCATCTCGTACAATGTTACCTTGAGCTTCGTCAAGTGCACCTAATGCTTCTTGATTTAACTCGTTTACAAGGTCAGCCTTTTTCTTAACTTCTAGTGCAGTTTTAAATTTTGTAGAAAACTGAGCAAGAGCCTGTAAGTTATCCATAAACTGTGTAGCTCTTGCTCTTTCTATCTCTACCATCTGGTCATAGAACCGTTTGGTATCTTCTTTATTTCTATCTATCTGGGCATTGACAGCCTCAGACATATCAGCATCTGTCTTTAGATAGTTGGTTTTGCTGATGTCAGGTAATTGATCTCTCGGTGTACCAATTACATTTCCAAATGATGATGTCATAATTTAACCTACAGGAAAACCATAATTCATTAAACCAGTTCCCATGCCGCCGACGGCACCTCCTCCAGCTCCTATAGCAGTTTGGCCAAATTTAAAACCACCACCACCACTAAATAAACCAGTACCACCAAAGCCACTGTATATACTTGCTACAGTGCTTGCTATCTGTAGAGCACCACCAAGTCTATTGGTTGGAGGTAACATTACAGGTGCACCATATGCAGCTGGTACGCCTAGTGCTTCTCTTGCAGCACCTTGAGCAGCTGTAAACTTACGTCTTGCACCTTCTTGGAAGTATGCCATATTTCTACGTAAGGTAGTATCAACTATACCATCAACTTCAGCTTTAGCAGCTAGTAACGCTTTGTAATCATTTTTACCAAAGCTTCTACTTCTACCACCTTCATCAACTCTTTGTTTTGCAAAGTATTTCGCAGCGGCTCTTTGAGTAGCCATTCTGCCTTTTCCTTGTATATTAAGAGCTTTAACGTAGGCATCAGCAAGATCTCTGCTGTAACCTATAACGTTTCTGTCTTGTGTTCTTTCGAGAGTTGTCTCTTTATTATAGAACTTAATTCGTTCTTGCTCAAAGAGAGCATCCTTCTCTTTTTTTCTTTGTCTAGCAGCGGCTCTAGCCCCTGCGTTAGCATCCATGCACACGGCAAAATTCAATAAATGTTACATTGTTTGGCCCATGTTTTAACTTACGTAAAAACTTGAAACCTAGAAACTTGAGCAGTTTTAAATGCACAGTGTTTCGACTGTCAACTATATTCCAGAGGAGGGGCTCAGTACGGCTATCGACATACCGCTTGGCCTCTCTTGCAAATGTAATTGGGTATCGGTGTATATCAGGAGTGCATAGCATCCATATATCACCTTCTTTTCCTACTCCGGCCATGCCAGCAGTCTTGCCGTCAGGCACTGTGAAATACACGTAGGAAGGGTTGTGAGTCATTAGAAATGGTAGATCCTTATGATCTATCCCGTGACCCTCTTCGACCTCTCTGAGGTCATCTGGACGGAGATTAGAGGCCACTTCCTGAGCAGCCTCCAATGTGATTGGGTGTATGTAATTAGACACGTTTGTAAAATCTGGGTGAATAGTCTCCTTCCCAAGACAAGCCAAGTAGGGTTGCAGGGGCAGGGTGTGTGGATTTTAATATTACGTCCACATTTACATTTCTTTCGTACACAGGTACGGTTTTGATATACTCTTCAAGGTATGGTGCAGCGTTTACATCATAGTTATCTAAGATAGATGATTCGTATATCTCAGTATAATCTGGTTTACCTACACGTTTTAGTGTGGTTCTATATTGCCCTATCTTACCAAAGTGTAACTTAATTCTATGTAATACTAACGATGAGTTAATATCAGATCTAACAGCTGTTTGGTCAGTTCTTGTAGGAAAGAACGTAGGAAACTTAACTTCGTAATCATAGACATATCCTACATGTAGAGGGTTACTTGATGTAACACCTGTTGCCCAGTCACCAGTAAGAGTTAGTGTAGTTCCGTCTGACCCCGGTGCTTGGTATCTTACAAGTCTATCATTGTTAGTTCCAGTTTCAGCATCTATAACAGCTAGGCTGTATTCTGTATTACTAATCTGATCTAACCAGTCCACACCAGTGAAGGTTGTGGTGTTATTATTTGCAGTATAAGTACCACCGTGTAAAGGAACATAATTATCCAAATGAAGGGGGTAGTTGACATCTTCTTGAGTTATAGAAAGGTCGTTTTCAGTCTCTACAATTCGCATTGTTTGTAAGTATTTATCCGTATCAAGAACAAAATACTCATCATTTATAATAAAGTGATACTTGATCGGTCTGTTAAACTTCCATTTGAACCATGCAGCCTGCTGTCTTTTATCAGCTATATTCAAGTATTTATAACCTAATACCTCATTTGACCCTGATTTACCAATTAATATTATAGAGTTCTCTCTCGAGTTTGTAAGTAAATCTATTTCTTTTGGTAGTAGTGTCGGTACAGTTTTACTAACTTCTACTACATCAGGTTCGCCTTCTCTTTGTACATTTGCCATTTCGTTAAGTCGACTAAACCTACCCGAGTTATCTATATAACCTAGAGTTGTACCTAGAGATATAGGAGGTATATTTTTGTTATAATTAAATGTAGATATACTTTTTAACTTAGCTGTATCAGGGTTCAGCACAGTATCATCTGATGTAAGTATAAACTGTTGGTTAGTACTAAATACAACCAAACCAGCACTGATTTCGATACCATCAAATAACTCTGAAGGAAACATGGAAGCAGCTGATATATCTATAGGATCACTTGCAGCTGTAGTTAACGCTGAGACAACAAAGAAGTCAGGCTTGCCTAATGTACCCGGTCTAGATAATATGACATTTTCTCCTGATAAAAATGCAAGTCTGTTTCTAAAAAATAAAACTTTATTTATTCTACCATTAAAATTATTATTACTGTCCCTAGATATAAATGAAGGTAATGGATTAGTATTATTATCACCAACTCTACGATCTTCATATTCAAATTGCCTTACTTCAAATGTTTCTGCAACACTTGTACGTTGTATGACAATAGGCATATTTGTAAAGTTTTTATCTATACCCGGTTTAGCACATTCAGACCAAGCTCCAGCACCATCCTTATCATTCTGCCCATCAAAACGTAGATAGTAGTCATCTTCGTCTGCCATTCGTGCGTTCTTGACCTGTACTATATAACCATGTTTACACTGGTTTGGCAAGTTAGTAACTTCATTTGTCGAGTCTTGCATGACTCGCATTAAGTCTTCTTCAACTACTTCTATATTAAACGTTGATGTACTAGATAGATACATAGTTGTACCTATAATTTTAACATTTATAGGACTACCGCTAATACCTTCTATAGCAGTTTTCATGCCAGCTAATATAGTATCTGATGTAACAGTTGTATCAGAATCAAATGGTGTAACAGCTGGACGTATAAGACCAGTCTCAGCTCCACCATATTTAGCCTGTACCACAGTTTCTTCGTGGTCAGTTATTTCTAAAGTATAAAGAGCTATACGGAGATCATCACCATCAGAGTTTTTACCACCGCCACCAAAACCCTGACCAGTCATACCTACAATAATTTTATCTCCAGTCTCCCAACCTTCACCACCGTGTAGTAGTGTAACTTCGGGCTGATAGCTACAAATAAAATCATTGGGGCTATTATCAGCATTTCCTTGCTGACCTAGTGTTGATATACGAAATACAAGATTCTTTTTACTGCCATCTGTAACTACATTACCACTAGAATTAAGAACTATTCCTTTTTCTGCTGGTATCAGGATCTGATTATTATCACCAGATGACTGTATATTAATTGTGCTAGACTGACTGCCCGGTGCTTGAGATAAATCAAATCCGTTTGCATTTTTATCTCTTATATAATAATCTCTATTATTTGTTAAGCCTGTTATGACTGAACCCGGCGAATGGTATATAAACGCTTGGTCATTTTCATAGCCATGATTTGATAACGGGCCAAACCTATTATTAGTCGTACTGATAGCAGCTGTAGGTAATCTATATGTATCTATGTCAGTACCAGTTTGCTCAGGTCTATCTATTCTAGCTGTAATATCAAAAACTTCTGTGCCTATACCTAGACACTCACCTCCACCAGTAGATTCATTTAGTGTTTGGCTTTTGATTCTAATTCTTGTAGCACGTTTAAGTGTCACATTTCGACTAGCATCATCTGTACCGTTTGTAATATTTAGACCATACTGTCTACCGTTCTCTGCTCTAAGAAGTTCAATCAAAGCAAAGTGATCGTCAGGTCTTGCATCAGTCGAGCCTGTGAGTCCTACAGCTGTTTGACTTCTAGTTACATCCCTATTACAAACAAACGTAGTGTCGTTGATTGTAAGAGTCTGTAGATTTTCTGGATCACTTGTAGTTAGATATGCTTTGAGTGCAGTAGCACCGCCTGTGCCGTAGTTGACAGTCATTTTCTTACCATCACTGCAACGCCAGACTCGTACTTCTCCATCAGAAGCTATCTGTCCTATGTATGATCCTTCTGTTTCATCACGAAAATAGTGAAAGTATGCTCCATTATCTTGCAAATCTTTTAACTTACCTTCATCTGTAGATACAGTTCTACTACCATCAGAGATAGCTGATGTATCTACTCTTTTTAAACCCGGTCTTTTAAATAAACCTTTTGTTACATCTGGTATTGCATTAGTAACTTCTTTTACTTGACCGGGAAATTTTAAGGAGTCAGACTGTTCTGACATACCTAGTGCGTATTGTGGTATAGTTTGTGTTATGCCTGCCATTATCGTCTAAGGTTTCTCCAAGGTTGATAGGTTTGATATGAAGACTCGTCCTCAAAGCCAAACATACTATGATCGCCCTGATTACATTCATACTCCATAAGAGCAGCTCTTGCTAAACCTTCTTGTTGAGCTAAGAGTTTAACTAAGTTAGGGTTCGCTACTAACTGTGTAGCCGCTTGTCTGGATGCTCTGTATGTGATGTATCTTCTAAAAACAATAGGTAGATCTGCAAATTCATACATCTTAACTATATCAAGATCAAAGCTAGTTACATCTGAAAAGTCATCTGTATGTTTAATTTTGTCATATAAAAATCCATTACGACGTACAAAGTCACGAGTACGACGTGCTTGATTATCATGTAAATCCATGGATAGTATATTAGCATCTATGGTTATTTTACCTGTTATTGAATCTGGTGTGACTTTTACATGTTTTTCTGTGTTAAAGTGCCAGCCTTCGGCTTGCGTGTCTACGTTAGCATCACGAAGTAAATTAAATACGAAAGCTATCTCTGGGTTATCAAAGGGTGATACACCGGGGCTGACATCTTCAGTTAGTGTTGTTATTGGTGCTTGTCCGATAGCCCCCAGTATTGCGTTCACTGCGGATAGTTCGGTATCGGTGTCAATAGTTGTGAGAGCCATAATAAAAAAAGGAGGCCGAAGCCTCCGTATAATGTGTAAGTTAGAAAGCAGCGTTTCCAACAGTTGTTGCTTCGCCAGCAGCGTTGCGGCTTGTTGCCACACCAGCTACGAACTCAACAGCAGCAGCAGGGTTAAGTGCATCTACACCCATAGCTAGACGACCTAGGATTACATCACCTTGGTATACCACTGAGATGTCTCCAGATGTTGTCTGAACTTGTGGGCCGATTGCTTCAACGCAAGCAGCAGCTTCTTTTTGGAAAACAAGACCACAGCTGTTCTCGAACGCAGAAGTACCATTACCATAAGAGTTAATAGTCTTTGTTGTTGAAGAACCAGCAGTCTCATCAGCCATAGCAACTTCAACGAAGTCACCTGTTGCTCCGGGGTCTGTAACACCGGGGTTTGTGTTAGATGCAGTACCAAACTTAGTACCGAATCTGCCAAAGAAAGGAATGTTCATTGACTTGTAGATGGTGATACCAGCTATTTCAATGATTCCGTTACCTGTTTGTAACGCATCTCCTCTCTCGTTACGGTTGATTAAGCCGTTAGTCTCTATGTTCTGGATAAGTTCATAGTACTGTCTTGGGTTAAGTACAGCTACTCTTCCCTCTTGTCCTACACCCTTCTCATCGAGTGCAGCGGCAGCGTCATAAAAACCGTTTATTAGAGCGGTTGAATCGTATGCAGCACTACCATCGTTTGTGCCTGATTTATTCAAGCGAATCTGTGTTCCACCGGGCTCTTTGAAGTTAGACTTCGTGATTGGTGAAGCTTGTCTTGCAGCCTTTGTGATAGCTCTGAAAGCTTTTCTGTCATACTGCTCTGCAAGAGCGTATCCGATCTTACGAGAAATTTCACCACGTAGGTCGTAGTGAGCAAGTGTCTCGTCAAGTTCATAGACAAATGCACTGGAGATTAATAGATCGTCAACAGTCACTGTCTTTTCAGCTACTGGAGGTGCTCCATCAGAGTTACCTAGTATGCTGTTGCCGGGTGTATGATACTCGGCTGTTGTTCTTCCTGTGAAGATGAACTGAAGTGACTTACCAGCTGTAAGTGTTCTCTTCATGATAAGGTCACGTGCTATCGTGTTCCTTTGGAAGCCTTTGAACATTTCTCCGGAAAACAATTTAAGGTATAATGCCCTCTTGTCTCCAGCTGAGTTCGACTGACCGGGACTTGTTATATTAGTGGTCAGTGTTGAGTTTTGTTGTGCCATTTCTAAGAATGATATTGATTTACGTTTCTCAGATCTGAAATTTTTTTGGCCATTTTTTGTGGTCTATCC